TTAGAAAGCCTTGTTTATGAAAAAGCCTGGCTTCCTTGATATTCCGGGGCAGAAATAGGGGGAGGTTGGGGTTGGTCCCCATTTACTCCCCACTTTGACGCACTTATTCGACTTCTGAAGAAGCTTCTGAAGAAGCTTCTGAAGAAGGCGCCTTGTCGCTGTACAGGCTCGGGTCCGTATTGAAGTACGCAAGCGCGGTCGTGACAGTACAGATAATCGCACCCGCTACCGCTGCAGCCTGTTGCTCGGTAACAACACCAAATGTGGTGAGCAAGCCAGAGATCACAGGAGCCCACGCATACAGCGACTTACGAAACGCCGCTGCCTGAGATGCGGACATCTTACGCATGGTCAATCTCCTTACCGAGCTCATCTACCGCGTTCTGCAGCTTCTCCCACGACGCACGCAGAGCCGAAACTTCAGCCTTGTCCAGCGGCGCGGGGACGTTCTCGACACCGCGCTCAATCTTGCCCTCCTTGATTGCATTGACGCGGTCGATAAGGCGGTCGAGCTGGTCGTACCAGCGGCCGGGGCAGGCAGTATTGAAGAAGTCCTTATGCCCATGCACGTAGAAACTGCGGCCGTAGTAGGTTTCGATATCGGCGATGAGCTGGGCGACGGTCTCGAAGTCTTCGGGGCTCATCTCGGGGCGGCACTCGATGCCAATCGAGCGCTGGTTTGCCGCCCAATTGCCTGCATGCCAGGCGATGTCCTTGAACTCCACGAGCTGGGCGCAGCGGCCTGCCTCTACCACAAAATGGGCGGAGGTGCCGGGGCCGCCGACGAAGAAATTACACACGTCCTCGAAGCGCTGACCGTCGTTGCCCCAATGATGGATAACGACGGTGTCGATGTCGTTGATAGTGCGATTCGCCGAGGTGAACGAAGTGGCGTTGTACTCGGTGATGTCCTGATATTTCATATGAGTCTCCTTCTTAAATGTTGAAGCCCCACGTGGGGGCTAATCTTCCTTCTTCAGAGCGTGGGCAAAAGATGAGCTGCCTCGTGTTTCGATGGCAGTAATCCTGTCCTCGCTGGCATCATGGCGCTTGCGCGCATGCCGCATCTCATCCCGCAGCCCACCAATATCTTTCCGAAAATCGGCGTGTTCGACGCGAGCTGTAGCGAAGTCCTCGGCGATGGTGTCCAGCTGTTTCCCCACGCTCTGCAGGGCTGTGTTCGTATCTCCCTGCATCTGTGTCAGCGCTGCACTCACTTGATCCACCCGGTCGAGAACCTTGTCCAGGTCATCGCGCAAGTTAGTCTCATGGCTGTTGTTGGTCTGCTCCTTGATGGAGCGCACCTTGGAGTTCAGACGCTCCCATTGCGGGGCACCCCACTTGAGCCAGACAATCAACAGGGAGAAGAGCACGGCTCCGACTGAAACGACGGCTTGGATGATGCCGTCCAGCACCGGGTGCCCGATGCGGGGAATCTCCGGCAACATCACCGCGCCTACTCTCCCACGGTTGTGGTTTCTTCGGCGTTGGGCGCCTTGAAGAGAACCCCAATGGCGTGCATGATGTACTCATCCGTCACGCGGGTGGGGTCCGCACCGGGAGAAGCGAGCGCGGCACGCTTGGCGTCCAGTTCGGCCTGCGCCTCATTTAGTGCTGCCACGGCCTTGGCATGCTCAGTGACGGCGTAGGCGTGTTCGTCTGCGATGGTCTGGGTGGAGCCTGCCCCGGCGGGCAGGGAGACGAGTAGCCCAATGTTTGCCTCGACGGAGTACTGGGCGTTGGGGATACGCTGGCGCTGGGCGGCCTGAATGGCGCGCTTGAGCAGGTCGGCGTCCTGGGAGGCAGCGAGTTCTTGTGCGATGGTAGCCATGTCTGGTTACCGTCCTTTCTAAGTGAATAATTTTTTTGGTGTTCCCGCGCCACGTTTAGGCTGGGGTGCCCGGCAGCACGGTCGGGAACGTATCGGAGGCTGGGTAGATGAGTAGGCCACACCGCAGGTTGCTGCGGTTTTGTGGGGAAAGGTCAAGGGTCCCGCGACGCCAGGTGATACGATTCCCGTCGACCCTTGAGTGGAGGAGAATAATACCTCGTGACTCTCCCGTGTCTGTGACCACGGGGGCTAGTACAGGATTGTTGGATTGCCACCCGGGTGGAACGTTGTTGCTGAGACGAATCTTTTCGTCTCTATCGCGGTACGCTTCATCTGGGATGTCGGGGCGGTCGTGAACAGTGATGGTATCCCATGCGCCGCCGCGGGCAGCGACGATGCACCAGTCTCCGACGCGACGGAAGAAAAGAGCTCCGGCGGCGAGGGCTGGAGATTCTACGCGTCGCCAGCCAGTATCGCGCGGGGTTGCCCCGGAGGCGAGGCGTTGCACAAGTGCGGCTGCTTCCGCGTCCAGCCCGCCAGGGTCACCTTTAGGACCCTGCTCGCCACGCTCGCCACGTTCACCAGGGTCGCCCTTGGGGCCAGGCTCACCTCGGTCGCCACGTTCACCAGGGTCGCCCTTGGGGCCAGGCTCTCCACGCTCACCACGCTCACCAGGGTCGCCCTTGGGGCCAGGCTCTCCACGCTCACCACGCTCACCAGGTTCACCCTTCACCGGTACCGGCGCAGGAATCGTACTCTCCGCACCGGCGGGGGCAACCGCCGCCAAGTTCAGTGTCACACCCGCACGAACATAAATGCTCGGGTACGGCAGCTTCGCGGCACATCCCGCGACATCCCGCAGCTGTGCCTCCACACGGTACCCCCATTCAGAAGGCACCGCCCCCGGGCTCGGAGCCATCAGGCGCACCCCCTGGTTCCCGCCGCGCGGCGCATCCCAGAGCACCCCGTCACGCAGCCACCCGGTCACCGGCGCAGGAACAAACACACGTCCCGTCCCAGCATCCGCAACCCGCGTAGTCGGCGTAAACACCACACGTCCCTGCACAGGCACACCATCCGCTTCACCACCCGCCGCGCGCTGGTGCGTCACGAACTTCGCCGTCACCAGCCCATAAGCGGGCACAAAACCGGACTCGCTCACGGTGTCACTCACACCCATCTAGTTCCCTCCTGTCATTGCTTGGATCTTCAACCTCGCAGCATTTAGCGCCTCTGCCGGAGCCCTGACAGACTCAAGCACGGCGAGGTTCTGCCGCAGAATATCAACCTGGGTGAGGTAATCATCCAGTTCACCCTTCGCCCACGCAATCTGCAACCTCCACAGCCACGCGGCAGGCAGCCGGTCGTACGGGTTCGCCGTCCTGGACCGCACTCCATTCTTGGTCTCCCAGATTGTGTCGTCCGTCAGATAAAGGATGCCCACGTTCAGGGTGTCCGCCAGGCGCAGCACTTGCACCGCCTGTTCAAACCCTGCGATGTCGTGGATGCAATGCCAGAACATCTGCCTCGGCTGTCCCTTATAGTGCTCCTGCACGAGGTATTTATCAGTTAGATACAGGGATGCTTCGTTCTCGAAGGTCATCATGTGCCAGCCAGTGCCGACCATTCCTGCGGTGGTGTTCGCGCCGGGGTTCACGATCGTGGGCATCCACGGGTACAGCGCATTGAAGCGGTCGGCGATGCGGTGGTGAAATTCTTCCTTGCCTGCCTGGTCGCCCCAGCCGTTATACGCCTCGTCCCAGAAGATGCCGTCCACGTCGTACCAGTCGATGTACTTGCGCACCTCATCGAACAGGGTCTCCAGGTCGCGAGGCTCCCCAATCGATGCACCCGTCCGAACGTAGCCGTAGATTTTCTGCCCATACTCGCCGCGGTTGAGCTTGAGCTGGTTCGAAAAATCCTTGTACTGCGGGGAGCCGGGGCCTTCTCCGGGTCCAGAGGCCGGGTTAATAATGAGGAACGGACAGGCTTCGGCGGCTTGCGCCATGGTGTGCCAGTTCTGCTCCGCTACCGGCTTCCAGTAGTCGGGGTAAAAATAGGTGGGAGGCACAATCGAGCGCATCCGTGCCCGGTAGGAGCGCTTCGCGTCCAAAATGCGCTGCTGCTTGTCTACATAGTCGCGGACCTCGGACATGTCCAAGATGGGACGTACCGTAGGTGCAACCGGGGCAACATGCCCTCCATCATCACTACTGGGGTTGTTCGGGCGCGGTACCGGCGCGGGAGCGGGTGCTTCTACCGGCACGGACGCCCAGGAGGGGCGTGCGTAGGTTTGCGTCGTTACGGTCTCCCCTGCCTGGACGAGCAGTGGCGCGTCCTGCAGCATCACAGTGCCGTCTCCGGCTTGGATGGTGAGACGCTGCACGGGCTGCCCCTCCAGCATCACTCCATCCCCGTCTTTGAGGTAAGCGACCACATCATAGGACACCGCACCAGATTCTGGCACAGCCAACTTGACCATGTCCGTCTCGGTGGCATCCTCATAGAGTTGCTGCCCTGCACCGAGCCACCCGGTCGTCTCGGCGGTGCCTAACTCAACGCCGGGGTGTGAAGGGATGAACGCAACGGCTCCGGTGGTGCCGGGCGGGTACCCGGTCTTGCCGAAGTTCACCTCGATTTTAGAGCCCATCGACCACCAGCTCGCCCGGGTCGATAACCTCACCCACCACCGGCTCCGGATCAGGTGCCGGGGTGGTCTCAGGGGATTCTAGCCGGATGACACCGGCAAGAATCCGCTCATCCAGCAGCTCACGTCGCAGCTTCTCGTTTTCTTCCTGAAGGTACAGGGCTTTAGCCTGCCACTGCTCCAAAGTCACTTCGTTTCTCCTTATCGTTTGATGGGCAGGATGACGACATCCACCCACGCATCCCGGATGAGCTCATTCGTCACGTTGTGCACAATCACCTCAACGTGGCTTCTGGAACTTGAGTAGACGTTCGACACAATCGGCCAGATCGAGTTGCCGGCTTGCGTAACCACCACAGGGAGCTGCACCTGCTCACGGAATGTGATGCGCCTCCGCACTGCAGAGTGGCGCGGGATCTCCAGCGGCCCAACAGCAATGAAGATGGTTGTCTCGGACTGCTCGATGAGGGTGCGCAGGTACATGCCCTGGTTCATAATCATGCGCCCCTGCACGGTCACATCCCCGTCAGGGAGCACCACGAGTCCCTTCACATCGGCGGGGTTCGTACCCGAGGGCTGCACACCAAGGGTGAGCGCGCCCTGCGGGTTCATGCGTACCACACCCGAGGGTGTGGTGGCATTGCTCGCGCCGGTGCGCATCTCGATGACCGAGTCTATGCTCCCCGCTGGGCCGCGACCGGGGGTGGTGTAAATCGAGAGGCCGGGCTTGGACTTGTCGGAGGTGTGGAAGGTACCGCGGAACTCGTTCTCCACACCATTGGCGTCAATCTTTACAGTCTGTTCACCCAAGTGGTTGTATGCGGTGATGCCGGATGAGTTGATTTTTAGGCCGCGCCGTTCCGCCTCCGTCGTCTGAAGCAGGCCACTCGTGACAAGTTTCGCCGCGACCTTTGAAGTCACCAGTCCCTCGATAATCGTGGCTCGGTTCAGAATCGCGTCCTCGGTCACCACCAGCTTCTTCGTCTCCGCACTCATCGCGCGCACCACCTGCGCGGCCAACTCCTGCGTCACGTTCAAACGCCGCACATCGATAGTGCCGGGCACAATCATGTCCCGCCCAATCCACGGCTCCGACAAACCTTTAAGCCCCGCCACCGCCTTTTTGGTGATGGCGTCTTTACTGGTCTGCTGCTCCACTGCCTGGATGCGGGACTCCGCCTCGACCAGCCCAAGCTCAGCCTTCTGAATGGTTTGTCGTGCCTGAGCTACGACCTTGCCCGCCTCGGACAGACGCTCATCGAAGTTAGCGAGCGTGTCCCCGTCCCAGCGGCGCGCCGAACCGGTGGAATCCAGGTACAGGGTCGCTTCGTTCTGGCGCGCGATTTTAATACCGTGCGGCGTGGACGCGGGCGTCCGCGCCCTGATGAGCTGCGCACGTAGCGTGTCCACCGCCTGCGCGGGCGTGGGGCGCTGGTCAATATAATCAACCACCGGTTACCTCCCTGTCTTTTTTATTGCCAGGATGCTTCTTGAAAGTCCAGCGTCACCGACCCGGCGAGGGTACCGGTCATTTTGATGATGCGCATCTGCCGCGTCCCATCCGGCACCGATAACCAGCCTGCCAGGGTGACGGTGGCGGTATCGCCCACAAACCACGACCCGAGCGGCGCGCCGAGCCTGTCGGTGCCCATCTCAATGGTGACCTGGTCAATCATCTTTGCCCGCGCTGCCAAAGCGCCCTCAGCTTTCTGCTTCAGCACGAACGTGTCAGCCTGGTCTGCATCGGTGATGATGCCCTCCACAAACGGTGCACGGTCGCGCCACACCTGCGAGAGGTTCTCCGCCCAGGCGATGGCGGTTCCTTCGCCTTCTCCTGCACCGGTGCACCAAATGCGGTGCGTGATGTCCTTGCCCGTGGAGGTCACCTTCACCTCAATGTCGGCTGCGGCGAGCGCGGTTGTGTCGAAGTCCGGCGTGAACTTCTGCGCGATGAACGGGTATTCCTCAACCCCGTGCATGAACACCCATTCAATATGAGTGTGCGCCTCACTCTTCCAACGGGGGCGCAGCATAATATCGGGGCCGTTAATAACCGCCGACAGCTCGCTCCAGCGTTTGCCGATGAGGTTGTTCGCGACGTTCCACCGCTCATAGGTGCGCTCTCGGGTCTGTGCCCCGAGCCCACCCTGCACACCGTGCACCACCGGCAGTCCGCCACCGGGACGGTTCATGCCGTGAACAGCAAGAGCCCAGGCAATCTCGCCCAGGCTCATGGTCTTGTAGGTTAGGGTGTCCCAGATGGTTCGCCGCTCGAACAGTTCACGCACACCCGCGCACTTGAGTTCCAGGTTTGTTCCGGTTTCGGTGCCCCAATCGATGATGGGGCCGGCAATAAGCGGGTACTCGGTGCCGTCCTGCCCGGTGTGGGTGAGGAGCACGCCGCCTGTGAGCGGCTCATAGGTTGTGCGTTGGTGCCCTACCAGGCTCCGCTTCGGAATCGTGAAGGCTAGTTCCTCGACCTTGTTCAGGCTGATCGCCCAGGAGCATGCGGTCACGTCTTGGATGGGGGAACCGACCGCACCGGTCACCGTATCCAGCCAGTACATCCTGAATCCCACAGCTACTCCTTTGCCACGCCCATGTCGATAACCCGCAGAACATCCGAGGGGTACTTCGCTCCGAAGCCCTCATAGCGGGTGGTCCATTTCTCCCAACCCCACACACGCAGGCTCACTGTGTAGTGAATCGTGTGCGAGCCCTTCGGCAGCACTACCACGTCCGAATAATCGACGGTGTCCCATACATTGGTGAAGACTCGTTCGCGCCGTAGCACCAACTTGTTGTCAATGTAAATGTCGTAGTTCACGCTGCCACGGTCGGACGGGGAGCTGGAAGCTGCGGAGGTGGAGAGTGTCCCCTTCGCAACGTTGGCGGCGACGCTTGAGATGGACGAGGTGAGTCGAATATCGAGGGCACGGTCAGTGGGCAGGAAGAACATACCCTTGCCGCGAGTGATTACGCCGTCCGTCTTGTCGTGTACCGTATCCGTCTCGGTCTTGTGCGAGAACAGCACACCGAGGGTGCCGCCGATTGGTCGGGCGAACGTCACGTTGGCGGTCTCGGGTGCTGCATTCGTGCCAGTCATACCCGCTTTAATCTCGCGCTTGGATATCACCACCGCATTGTCCGGCACCTGGGTGCCGACCGCGACTCGCGCGCTAATGGATCCGTTCACGGGCTGGGTCTGCTGCTCCACGTAAACGTAGTCGGTGCGAGCGCCGGTCGCGGGAGCAGGGCGCGTGGTGATGGTCTGCCCGACCACCGGCACCAGCACCGCACGGCTCGGCGCGATATGTACCACGACTGCGCCCGGGGCGATGACGTATTCCATGCTGGAGCGGGTGCCCACCGTGCAGCCGGAGATAATGCCCGGCTCGGGGTACTGCGCCGCGAGCACTGCCTGCAGGTCGTCAGGGGTGGTTCCGTTCCCCTGCGCGTCCGGTGCCATTCCAAAACCAACACTCATATGTTCTCTCCTAAATGTATGTTGAGCGTGCGGTTACATCGACCCAACCTGTTGCCGGAGCGAGCGCCTGCACAACCGGCACGAACCCGGCACGCGGCGGGATCTTGTGCCACTCGCGCGACACCAGCTCACTCGTCCTGTCCACGCCACTAATCAGCAACCTGCCTCGGGCGCAATCGATTGTGACTGGCGCAGTTGCCAATACCGCGTACGGGTACTCGATAACCCGGTTCTCCGCAGTGATGCGGAACCCGCTAGACCAATCCCCACGCACTGTGTAGATCGGGTAGGCATCCACGTTGCCCTCGTTTACAATCGAGGTCGTCATCGGAGCCTGCGAGCCAAACGAGAGCACACCGCGTGTGGGTTGCTCAGGCACGAACAGCGGGAACCGCAAACCAACCCCCGCGCCGGCTGGGTAAAGCTGATAGGTGCGCGGTGGCGCGTACAGCCACGGCTCGGGTGCAAAAAGTGGCACCTCAAATAGAAAGGCGGAGTCCCCAAGGAACTCAACCTTCACGTCCCCATCCAGCCGGACCTCTCCCGTTAGGTCGAGTGTGTCTGTGGCGACCCGGAGCGTGCCGAGGTGTCCATCCCACAGCAGGGATGAAACGAACCTGTCGGCAAGCTCGCGCACCTGCACGCCCGTGTTCGACACAGCGCTGCCTTTGAGCGTGAGTGTGCGGCCGGTACGGCGTGCCGGGGCGTGAACCATGCCGTGCCCGAGCTTGCGCTGCGCATCATCAGACTCAACCCCAACGCCGCCGACCCAGCCCGCCAGGTCGGTTACCCACACCTCCAAGTCTCCTGCCGGCTCTTCAAAGGTTGTGAGTACCAGGGTGCCGTGCGCCCCGGTCAGCTCCACGCGGAGCCCGTCCTTACCTATCACAGCAACGCTCCTTCCAAACCGCTAAGCTGGTGCGACAGAGCCTCACCAACACGCCGACCGAATCGCTCGGGGGCCATTTCCTCGCCAGCGTTCACATGCACATGCAATGCCCCGCCAGCAGCAGGAGCCGCCACAGCAGCGCGTTCCGAAGCGCGCCCCACACCAGCGGCAACTCCACCGATGTTGAACCCGCCACTGACGGCGCCCGGGGTGAGCGCCATCGAGAGAGAACCCATCCCATCCTGTGCCGCCTCAACAGCCGCGTCCGTCATCGACCGCACCGCGTCCACAGCCATGTCGGATGTCTTGTCGATACCGGCGGCGATGCCCGCGGGAATCCAGATACCCACCTGGTCACGCATGACGCGAGACGGTGAGTGAATTCCTAGAGCAGATTTCACGAAATCAGGCAGAGCGTTGACAACACTGCGGGCGGCATCCATCACCGCGCCGGCGGCGTTACGGATACCAGATGCGATACCTCCCACGATGTCACGGCCGATAGATATCATCTGGCCAGGGATGCCCCGCACCACACCGATGATGTCTGAGCCCATTGAACGGAAGAACCCGACCACGGTGTTGATGCCTGCAGCGACGCCGTTCTTGATGCCTTCCCAGATGGTTGAGACAATGCGTCCGATTCCGTTCCATGCGGCGTCCCAGATGCTGCGGATAAGGTTCACAGCGTTAGTGATGATGGAGCTGACAATGTTGATTGCACCAACGACGATACCCTTGATGACTTCCCAGACACCGGAGAGAATCTGCTTGATGCCTTCCCAGGCTGCACTCCAATCGCCCTTAATGATTGCGGTCACCGTCTTGATGATGCCGACGACGATATTGAGGGCGCCTTGAACAATCGGGACGATTGCCTGCACCACGGTCGTGACCACGTTCAAGACCGCCTGAATTGCAGGCACCAGAATGTCAATCAGCGTCGTGATGAGAGGGACAATTGCCTGCACCACGGAGGCGAAGACAGGAATCAGCGAGGTCACGAGGACAACGACAACACCTGCAACCGCCCCCACGATTGCCGCAAGCACCGGCAATAGACCCTGAATAGCAGGCATGAGCGCGGCAAGGACCTGAGTGCCCAAATCCACGACTACCGCCACAATCTGCCCGAACACCGGCACGAGCTGAAGCAACATCTCCCCCAGCTGACGGAAAATGTCCATAATCTGCGGGAGCATCGCCATGACCGCAGCCCCTAGCTGAGCGAGTGCAGGAACAAGCTGGTTCATCAGCTGCTCCCCCACTGGAGCGAGCGCCTGCATGATCTGGGTGCCGAATTGGATAATCATCGGGAGCAGCGGTGCAAGATGTTGCCCGATCTGTCCGAGTGATTCCATCAGCGCTGCACCCATCTGCCCCAGAATCGGTAGCAGAGCCTGGATAGCGCTGCCGATTAGAGGAATGAGGCGCTCAATTACCGGCTGGACAGATTGGACGACCTGGCTAAAGACCTGGCCGGCCATCTCCGCAAATCGCTGCAGCGCAGGCATTATGATTTGGAGTGCCGGCTGAAGCGACTGAATCAGCTTCTCGCCCAGCTGGCCGATAAGGGGCAGGATTGTGTTCAGTGCGGGCTGGATAGCCTGCATCAACGATTCCCACGCGGCGCGCCCAGTCTCCGTCTGAGTAAAGAAGTAGACGAGCGCACCTGCTACGATGCCGATAGCACCGACCAGAGAGGTAAAGGGATTAGCCTTCATCAGACCAAATGCTTTGGAGAGGTTGCCTGCGATGTTTGCGGCGGCGGTGTTGAAGACGGTTTGTGCTGCAGCTGCTGCGCGGACTGCGACCTCGTAGACGGAGGCGGCAGTTGCACCCAGCTGGTAGTTCCTTCCGAGTTCTGCGATTTCTCGGGCGGAACCTGCTCCGCTGGATAGCATTTTGAATCCTTCGGCTACGCCCATGACGGTGTCTTTGGCCGACGAAATGGCGCCCATAGCGGTGTTGTAGGATTCGAGGGCGCTCTTTCCCAGCCCGATTGCGGTTGTCACGCCTTTGTATGCGGTGACGGCGGTCCCGAGTGCGAGGACGAGCCTGCCGACTCCCTGCTGATGGTTCTCGATGAACTGGGAGAGCTGGAAGAGGCCAGTTGAGAGTAGACGGATAGAAGACTCGAGGATATCGAACGCACTCGTTGCTATGTTTGCGCCGTCCCCTGCTCCACTGAAGCTAGGGAGTACGGATTTGAACGCAACCGCCAGGGAGCCCACCACTCGAATAATATTCAGTGCAACCGAGACGAAGGAATGCAGCAGAGGAGGTAAGACGGTCCCAAGGAATGCCCCTACCTTCTGGGCTACACCGACAATGCCCGCGCCTTGGGTCTGGAACGCGGAGGCAAACCGGGCAATCTCTTCACGGATAATCTCGAAGGTGACCGTGAAGCTCTTACCATCGCCCATGGTGGACTTGAAGCCCGCAGCAAAGGCGCTAATGGCTTCTCCAGCCTTGGTGATACCCGCCCCAATCTGTGCGCCGATAACCTTACCGAATGCTTCGACCGGCTTCATCCACCCCTGGAATGCCAGGAAGAATTTAGTGAGCGCCGGATATATGCCGGTAAGGATGTTTGCACCGAAGCGACCGAGCGCGGCCTGTGCGTTAGCAAATGCGCCGGGCAGGGTGTTGCCCATTTCAGTTGCCACGGTACCGGCTGCGGCGGTCATCGCTTTCTCGAATTGTTCGAAGTTGATCTTGCCGTCGGAGGCCATCTTGAAAACTTCGTCGGCCGTCACGCCAAGCTGCTTGCCCAGTGCTTGGTAGATCGGGATTCCTCGGTCTGCGACCTGTGCGAGGACGTCATTCTGTGCCTTGCCGACACTCGCAACCTTGTTGTAGATTGCGCCCATCTCCTCCATGCTGGAGCCTGATGCCGCAGCCGAATTCGAGACGGACTTCAGGACTGCCTCCAAGCGTTCGCCAGGCTGAATACCGGCTGCAACTGCGCCGGCTGCAGCGGTTGCCGCTGCGTCCAGACCGAACGCCGTGCCTTTCACAGACGCCGAGGCGTTCTGCATGATGACCGACACCGCGTCAGCATCGTTGCCCAGGCCTCGGAGCTTCGCCTGCGCTACATCAATAGCCTTCAGGCGGTTAAAACCCTTCGCAAACGCGGTACCAAAAACAGAGCCAATGCTGATACCGCCGATAGCCTTCGCCACCAGCGGGGCAACGGAAGATGAGAAGATACGCCCGAACGCTGAGGACGCTTTAGTACCTGCCTGCGAACCTGCACGGTCGCCAGCATCACCAATCTCAGACACAATCTGTGCGCCCGCGCCCTTGGTCGAGGCGAGCACAGTCACGTATGCCTTCGCAAGCTCATACCCGCCAGCCATATCATCACTTCCTCTATCCGGTTATTTGATTGTTTCCTGCCCCACCACGGCACCACCGCCGGCTCGCCGCTGCGCCAGCCAGTACTTCGCTTCGTCCAGGCTCATACTGCCCGAACCGACACGCACACCAGCGCCCTGCACACCGGGGCGAGGCAGAGGCTTCGGCTTGTTCCGGCCTTTCTGCCCGTCTGCACTGCGCTGCCAGTTCGCCTCGACCAGCCGGTCAAACACCCCGGCCAGTAGCTGGGCTTCCAGCCCCCAACCTCGCACGTAATGCCGCATGGTCGCCGAATCTGGCGGCAGGTTCACGACCATCGCCGCCACCAACTGTGCCCCATACTCCGCGGCAAGGGCGGCGTACGGGGCATGGTAGTAGCGGATGAGGTCAATCTCCACAAGCTCGCGGTTCTCTCGCAGGAGAGCCGCGAGCTTTAGGAGTTTGGGTTCAAAGCGTTCATCATGTCGGTAAAGAACCCGGTGAACAAGGTCATGGGTACACGCCCTGTCTCAGGGTCGCGGAGCGTCTCGAACACGTCCTGCTTTGCCTCGGCACCGAGCAACGACTCCACCGCGGAGAACATACCCTTGGGGTTGCCTTCGTCAATCGCGAGCAGCTGCTCCATCAGCTCCGCATCATCCAGCGCGGCGGGGTCTACCTGCCAGGTCTTGCCGCGCAGCTTCACCTTCACGACCGGCGCGCCACCTGCAGCCTTCTTGTCATTGGTGCGGGTAAACGCGTAGTTCTTCTCCGACATGAGGGGTTTCCTTCCAAATCAAAACGTATCGGGTAGGGTTTCGTTGGGGAAGCGAGCGCGGCACGCCCCCACCTTGGTGTGTGCGGCCTGTGGCTCCAGAAACCCTCAAAGGGAGCCAGCCGCAATGCATAACCAGAAGAATGGGCGTGCCGCAAATCTAAACCAGCCTATTAGAGCTTGGTGCCCAGGTGCTTGTACGCCTTCACACCCTGCGAGTCAGGGTACGCGGTGACGGTCACCTGGTAGCCGACAGCCTCGCCGTTCTTGTAGGTCACCTCGCCACGCTCGGTTACCTGACCGTCGGGGATGACGATACGCAGAACCTTCTTGCCGTCCAGTACGTCCAGTACGAACGTCTGGTGCGGGGACTGGGCGCCGGTCATCTTCACCAGCGACCCGTTCGCAGCGGCATCCGCGTAGAACAGCTTGAGCACTTCCTCGTTCGTCTCGATGAGCGTGAACTGGAAAGTGACCTTGTGCGAGGTCTGGATGACACGCACCACGTCACCGTTCTGCCAGGCCTTAATCTCACTGGTGTCAGAGTCGATGTTCTGAGTCACCCCGTCCTCGCTAATGTAGCCAAGGTCCTTCAGCTTCACGTCCACCGGGGCGGTCGCGTTAGCAGGGGTTGCGGTGCCGATGGCACCAACATAAACGCCGCCGGTAACAGCGACACGCACATTATCAGCAACAAGCGCCATAACGTGCTCCTTCCTGCCCCACAACAGGGGCTATAACAGGTCTATCCACGTGTTCCGGTACGTCACCGTGAAGTTCATCCGAAATCGCGGAATCTTATCATCGGGGTCTGGCATCCACACCACACCCCCCACAGGATCCACACCGTAGACGAGCACGGGCTTTCCAACGCTCACGAGGATCTCCTGGTTCACGATGCTACGCAGCGCGCCACGCAACATCTCCGCAGCGTTGTATGCATCCTGCGCGGTGGAACCCCACACGTCGGCGATGAATGCTCGTTGCCCATGTGCTGGGGACCCCTCGGCACCACCCGAAGGGGTGAACACCGCGAACACGCCGTCCGGGCGCGGGTTCGGTGGCTCTGCTACATACACCGGGGAACCCCACAAGCTTTTTGCCTCCTTGCGGAGCGCTGCGAACACATCCGGAGCATGCAAACGGCCAGACCCGACCTGCGGTGTCATCGGTTCCACCCGCCTACGGCCTTGGATAGGGCACCGTGCTTAGCTTCCGCCCGGACACCAGCGGCACCGGTTGGGTAGACACGCGCCACCGCTGTTTTCGCGCCAGCTTTCGCGGAGGACGCGAACCCGGCACCGGCGCGAGCCTGAACCTTCGCCGCCTCCGTGTTCAGGGCGGCAAGCATCTCCGGGCTGGTGCGCAGCCCATAGAACCCCGCCAACGTCAGCTTCACCTTCGTCTTGCCCATACTCGTCTGTCATCCTTCCAGCCGTTTGAGATTGATACGGTAACCCGCGTCGAATCCGAAGGGGCCGTGCGTGTAGTCTTCTGGCCAGCCGACGCACTCGTACAGCACCCCGTCCACGGTTACCCGGTCGCGAGGGCGGGTGAACCCGGTTGGAGCGTACAGGTCAAGATCACGGTGAACCCCGGTCGCGGTATCCCGAATCTCAGAATCCGCGCCCGGTGAAGCCCACCCAAACACCTCAACCTGCACCGCAGCACCCCAGCCCCGAGTAGGGGAACCCCAACCGTCAGGTGTTTCTTCAGTCCAGGCCGAGTGTGAAACCGTGAACCGGGGTTTGAGCCACCCCATGCACTTCACCTCCCATCCCGCAACCGGAGGCAGGGAATAGGTCAATGGTGGTGGCGCGCTGCGACCCGATACCGAGCAGCTTCTTCTCAGCCCGGGATAGGTACAAATCCCCGTTCGGGTTTGCGAAGCTAACCTGCTGGTTAAAAGGCCCCGCCGTCTGCGTCAAAGATGACGCACCCTCCACGAATGCCCCTGCTGCCATGGCGCGCTTGACCATCCGGCACGCCACAATCGTGATAGCCTCTGCCGGCAGGTTGAACCAGCCGGGCGCTGCTGCACGGATGAGTACGCCCGCGTCCTCAAGAAGGACACGAGCATGCTCTTCGGAGCCCGGCGGCATATCCGGCCAGCGCGCCCGCAACGCCTCCACGGTGACCTCGGGAAAATCATCCATCATCACAGGTCACGCACCTCCAGCCCAGGTTAGAGGGTGTACTTCACGAAGTGGGCGTTGGATTCGATCAGCCAACCGAACTCTGCCTCGGCGCGAATCGCGACCAGGTTGTTCTCCCACAGAGAGACCAGCTGGTTGCCAATCGTCACGGTGGACTCGGTGGACACATCGAAGTTGATGCCACCCACAGTGCCCCACAGCGCCTTCGAGAAGTCACCACCGATACCGACCACCGAACCGGCAGCGGTACCGTTCGCCACGGTATCAGCGAACGAAGCGGGACGACCCAGCACGGTACCGGAACGCACAGCAGCGGTTGCCACGGTCGGCTCAGGCACGAACAGCGGGCGACCGTTAGCATCCACCGAGGCGTTAAACAGCGGCTCTGCAACGTCATCGAACACGAAGCCGTTGAGCTTCTTCTTGTCCTTCACCAGCAGATCCAGACCCGAGTTCAGGTCGGCAAAGATACCGCCCTTGTTCGCGGGAGAAGTACCAAGCTTCACAGCCTTACTGGTGGAGGCGAGGTTAGTACCAACACCGAACGGGTTCGAGGTGCCGTGAATAACGGCATCGTCAAACGCGCGAGCAAACGACTCCGCAATCTCCTGACGAAGGACTTCCATGTAATTACCGGGGTTCGCACGGACGACCTCGGCGGAGACCACCGCGATGGCGGCAATCTTCTTCGGAGTCATGGTCTTCATGGTCAGCCCCGCCTGGGTGGTGGGCTTCTTAGCGCCTTCTTCCACCCAGGAGGCGGTGGGCTTCTCAGTCAGGACGGGGATAGCCTCACCAGAGACAGAGAGAGGCACCTGACGTGCCAGAGACTGCACCACAGAGGCCTTCTGAACCTCTGCGAAGTATGCCTGCGCAATCTCGGGGCGGATAAACCCGGCGAGGTTGCTGGTCTTAGTTGCGGCGGTAATAGCCATAACGGTTTTTCCTTTCCTAGAAGAGGATTAGCTAGATGCCGAGGACGCCCTTGAGCTTGTCCAGTAGCGGGTCGCCATTGAGCGCAAGCCCCGCACCTTCACCCTCGGTCTTGATGACGGTGCGGTTACCCGCCGCACCACCGGTAGCACCGCCGTGGAGCAGCTCAGACAGGAGCGCCGCGTGTTCGGTTAGCTCCTTCTGCGTCTCCCCGCGCAGGGCGGAAGCGGGAACACCGTACTCGGTGGCGGCGGCTTCACGCCATCCGCGCACCTTCTCCGCGTGCTCGAGCTCGGCTAGACGCCCTTCTGCCTGCTCGGCGCGAGTGGTCAGCTCGTCCACGGTGGCTGCCTTCTCGCGCAAGGCGGCGTAGTCGGCAAACTTTGCACGTTCACGCTTGAGTCGCTCGGCGATAATGGTGTCAAGCTGGCGCTGTGAGGTGATGGTGCGGAACGCGGGTTCCTCCATGTGCTCGTGCTGCGCCGCCGCGACATCCGCGGGGGTTACCTGCGGCTGCTCGGAGGCTTCTGCCGTCTCAGCAGTGGTGTTCTCACTCATAGGGTTGCTCCTTGCTTCTTAAGCACCAACACCACCCGGTGCAGACGAAAACTCGTCTACACGGGTGGTGTTGTAAAAATATGTTCTATATTCGGTTATGCCGCCCAAAACCCCGGACGGGAAGGGAAAACTATGTTAGAAAGGCAGAAGTGCCAAATCGTATGGAGTGCCGGCATAAACATCCGGCAACTCACCATTAGCTACCTTCTCACGATACAATCTGGTTACTTCGCTATCTCTGAAGGGGAATTCCTTAGCTTCATACCTACGCTTAATCTCTGCTAAACCCCACTCATATTCGGCGCCGGGGCGTGCCACCGGAGCATTAAAATAACGCCCCTTCAACTCAGCACGCATCCACCCCTCCGGAGTATTTGCATCAGATATGGGCTTCGTAAAATCGAACGGGGCACGCCAATACTCAGGGTCTTCACGATAATCGTAAGCTTTTTCTGCGGTCTCGTTACTCATGGGGAGCCTCCTGATAATATGCAAAAACCAGCGGGGAGCCGTCAGGCATACGCTCAACGTCTATTATGTCGAGCATACCACCTCGTAACAACAGAATTTCTCGTTGCCCCCGATATTTCTCTGTGTGTGTCCACACCGGCGCGAGCCCAGACCCCGCAGGAACGTACACGTGCATCTGAACTCGTCCACTACTAGTTTTTACCCCACTGGGTTTATCAGCAGCAGCGATATACGGTCTGTGCTCTATGAATGAGCCTCGAAGCGAGTATATTTCCTCAATCTTGCCCACCCCGAAAGTCTCTAATGGTGCCCATCGCGATACCGTAAACGACTCCAAAGCCACAGACCGGTCAATCGCGCTATCCAACTCGCGACGAAGCTTTTTCAGCTCACGAGTCCAGGGAATCTCACCCAGAATCGCCTTCTGCAGTCGCGCATAATATGGTGTCCCATCCGGCTGTTTACCTTCTGCCCAGCGCTGCAACGCTTGGGCATCTTGCTTGGTATGCTTTGCCGCCACACGTTCAGCAGCATCAGCTCCAAGAGGGATAGTCTCACCTTCCCATACCTGAGTCGCCGATTTACGGCCGTACACCTCGGGAAACATCACACCCATCCGCAACGCCACATCCCGATCAACAAAGCGTGTTCCAGGCTTCGACTCCGCACGCAACGCCGCGAGCGCCGCATCATACCGAGCCTTATACACGCCAGGATCGTAACCCTCCACCGGGTTCTTGCCTTCAAACCCGGGCACCACCTGGCAATCGCACTTGTAATGGAACCGCATAAACAGACCGGCGCTCTTAGGGCTAGTGTAGACGAACCCGCGCGAAGCGAGCATCTCACACCAGGTGCAGGTGGAACCCACCGGCACACGCCCGAAACGCTTCGCCACCGGATCAGCTACCGCAAGCTGCGTGACCTTCTCACGCCCGGCATGCTTGATGAACTGGTCGAGTCGCTCGGATAGCACCGCCAGTGCACGCTCCACATCCACGTTCGGCTCTTCTAGCCACTGTGAAGCCCACCAGACAGCAGAGCTCAGCTTCCTGTGCTCCACCAGCGGCACCTCAACAGAAGGCAACCCTGCGGCCTCCCCCACAGCGAGCTCCCGCAGATACCGGTACCATTCCTCCCCCGAAGCTTCAGCCTGCACACGGTATCCGTCCACCAGTGAGATGAACATGCGGCGTGCTTCTTCACGCACCAGCTCCCACGGTGCACCCTGCTCAACAAGCTCCCTGATGCGTGCCTCAAACAGATCTGTAGCTTCCGCCACGATACCGTTCAAACCTTCGGCGAGGTACCTAATATCCTGCATATCCATACCGGGGGTACCTCGCCATCATTCCGTTATTCTGTTACTTCAAACTCACCCAGCGGTTGCTTCGCGAGCTTCTCCTGCCGCTGAGCTTGCTCAGCATCCTTACGTTCCTTGTACTGCTTATAGAACCCAAGCGCTTGGACGCCTTCAGCGCGGCGCTTATCGTTCATGAGTCGCTCCGCCGTCGCCGCACTGTATCCGAGCTTCTCCAACACCACGCCGGATTCCGCGAGCCACGGCATGACCTGCACCTGCTTCAGCACAGCATCCGCCGCCGCCGCATCCGATACATGCACCGTCGGCGCGAAGTGCGCCTGCACCATTGTTGCCTCCTGGGCGGTTTCCCACCCATGCTGCAAAGCCACCGTCAGCACAGCAACCTGACGCAACGCAGATTGGAACCCCCTGATGCAGCGCTCCGCCGCCAGCCGCAACGGGTCGCGCTGCGACTGAATCGCCGAATCACTCGAAGGGTTATCAGAGGGAAAACCAAGCTCATCCAACGGGATAGACGACTCCGCCGCTAGCAACGCCGCCCACTGTCGCAATTGCTCAGTGTGCGGTTGCATCGACATCTGTGAGAACTGCTGAATCTGCGGCAACTCACCGTTCTCATCCCTGCTGATTGCGAGCATCTTCGACATGACTGCGTCCCACTTCGACGCTTCCAACGCCTCCGGGTCCGCACCCAAAATCGCGCGCTGTGGCGTCGAGAAAAACTCCGCTGCAACCTCGGAACGCACAATCGTACGCACCGCCGAATCTGTGAGCGACATGACCGCACGCGTGATCCGTGAGCGCCCAAACGGGCGGCGCAGGTCAGCCCCCACCACCAGAGCAACCATCAAAGGACGCCCCACTGGGTTCGGCAGCACAACGGCGGTAGCCTCAGCACGCTC